ATCCGCGACTACGTGGGTTCGTGGTACTCGACGGGGGGGGCTCGGTACAAGACGTTGGCCAATCTGATGAATCAGACGGCCAAAATCTACACGGTGGCGTTGGCGGCCAACAATCCGTGGGTGAGAGTGACGACTCCGGTGATTCAGAACTGGAGTTTCGCCAAGAAGTACCAAGTGAATCTCAACAAGCTGATCTCGGACATGCAGTTGGAGCAGACGTTTCGGGCTGTGGTTTTGGACAGCTTTTTCCTGATAGGCGCCGTGGCGGTGATGATGCGGGACACCGACACGCGGTATCACGGGCTTTTGGAGTCGGAGGAGGACCAGTGGTTTGACCCCGGGGAGCCCTGGCTGAACCGGATCAGCTTTGACAACTTGATTTTGGACATGTCGGCCGCTGAGTTGAGCAAGATGCGGTTTTGCGGGCATCGGTATCGAGCGGATTTCGAGAAGGTCAAGGAGGAGTCGGCGTACGACAAGGCGGTTGTTGACAAGTTGACGCCGACGAGCAAGAACGCGACGGACAACGCGGATCTTGCGAGGGACATAGCGTCGGGCGGGGCGGTGGACGACGACGAGCTGAAGCCCATGATTTGGCTTCAGGATGTTTGGATTCCTGAGAATCGGTCAGTAGCCACTTTTGCGGTAGATTTTGAGGAGCCGCCGCTCATCGAGCGGGAATGGACGGGCAGCCAGGGGGGGCCGTACAAGTTTCTCAGTCTTGGGTTGGTTCCCGACAATGTGATTCCGGCCAGTCCGGCGATGAACTTGAAGGGGCTTCACGATCTTCAAAATCGGCTGCATCGCCGAATGGAGAAGGACAGCGACGCTCATCGACGGGTCAACGTATACGCGCCAGGCTCGGGCGATGATGCGAAGCGGCTACAGGAGGCGAAGCGGAATGAGTGGGTGAGGATGCGCAACCCCAGCGAAGTGAAGCAGGTTGAGTTGGGGGGGATCAGCAGCTCGGATCAGGCGTTTTCCATCTTCGTGCAGGAGCAATACGACCGGTTTGCGGGCAATCTGCGGGCCATGGGGGGGCTTGGGGCGGAGGCTGGCACGCTTGGGCAGGAGGAGATCGTTCAGGGCAACGTGTCGCGAATGGAGGAGTCGATGCGGCAGGCGGTGGTGGAGTTCGCCGAGGAATGCTGCGCCGAGTTGGCGCAATTGATGTGGAACGACGAGTGGCTGGAGATCCAGTCAGCGGAGGAATTGGGCTCGACGGGGGTGTACGTCGACGCTTCGTGGCGGCCGGAGGATCGCCAGGGGCGGTTTGAGGACTACAAGTTTCGGGTCGAGCAGTATTCCATGGTGTACAAGTCGCCGCAGGCGAAGGTGAACGAGTTGTTCGCCACGCTTCAGCAGTTGGCGCCGCTTTGGCCGATGTTTCAGGCGTCCGGGGCGGCGTTGGATGTGCGGGAGTTGGTGGACATTCTGGCCGAGCTGCAGGACCGGCCGGAGTTGAAGCGGATCATTACGTTCGCCTCGTCGGGAGGGCGGTTGGGAGGGGACCAGAACACTATCCGGTCGCCGGCGGTGACCACAAGGAACGAGGTGCGGCGGAATGTAGCGACCGGCGGGACGCCCCAGGCGCGGTCGGCCATACTGCAGCAAGTGTTGAGCGGAGCGAGTAAGCCGCAGGTGAGTCCGCAGCAAGCGGCGGTGATAGGGAGGCCGGCGTGAACTTGAAAGAAGCGTCTTTGGTCGAGCTGGTTGACGAGTTGGCGAGCAGGTGCGGCTTGCTGGTTGTGGGCGGAGTTTTGAAGGATCAGTTTGTTCCTGCTGATGCAGAAGAGGCGATTCGGTGGTGGAAGGGCGATTGGCGCAGTTGCGTCGGTTTGACTGTCGATCTTCAGGACATCATCGTTCGTTATTCCGGCACGCTAGGGAATGTGCTTAAATCAGGGCAGTTTGTTCGCAGACCATGAAGCCGCACAAGCTGATTTTGAACGGGGCGGCGGTGAGCCGCCGCGAGTTTTTGCGGCGAAGAGTAGGCGGCGGTGGAGTTGCGCGGATCAATCAGACGTACCAGGAGCACAAGCCGCTTGTCTCAGAGGGGCTCGGTGTTTTGCCGCATCAAGTGAAGGAGGCGAGGGAAATCTGCCGGGACGCCGGTCTAACGGGCGTGCGGGTATTGGACAGCGGGGCGGTGGAGTTCACCAGCCGCGGAGATCGCGGCAGGCGGGGGCTTTTGAAGTTGCGGGGAAAGATTGACAACGATGGGGGTTATGGAGACGGGTGATTTATGGGGACGACGGTGAAAGGGTTGCCGGCGGGAGCTACGCCTGAGCAGATTGACAGCTTCGTTGACAACTTGCTCAAGACGCAGGCTGAGTCGGACAAGAAGGCCGAAGAAAAAAAGATCCAGGGGGGGGAGAAGGAAACACCCGTCAGCGGCGAGACTCCCGCTGACGAGAAAGCTGTTTCAACAGCGGAGTCCGCCGCCGTAGAAGAAGATTCCGGCGGCGAAGAGGAGTCGGGAGGCCAAGAGTGGTTGACCGACGACCTGAAGGCGGAAGCCGCGGCGATGGGGATTGAGGAGGCTGAGCTTTCTGATTTCGCCGGCCGCGAGGAGTTGGACAGGGCGATGCGCGTCCTTCACCGAGGTTTCGTCAAGGAGGGCCGGAAGGCATTCAAGGAGGATGAGGACGAGGAGGAGGACGAGGATGCCAAGGAGAGGGAGGCGGAAGAGGAGGAAAAGCCTGTCCAGCGCAAAAGGAGTGTTGAGCGGAGCCGTGGATCAGACGGCAAGTTCAAGCCCAGCCGGGAGAAGGCCGAGGAGGCGTCGGAAGAAGAGCCGGGCTACAAGGTTTCCTTGAGTGCGGATGAGTACGATGAAGGGGTAGTGAAGGAGTTTGAGGCTCTAAGGGACTACTACGCATCGCAAATCAAGGCCCTTGGCGAACGGTTCTCGCGGCTTGAGCGCGCGGAGGAGGATCGCGAGTTGGCCGCTCATCAATCGCGTTTCGACGCGTTGGTGGACGGTCTTGGCCATGGCGATCTCTTTGGAGAAACGGACAAGGAGAGTGAAGCTCAGCTCGAGAATCGCCGTCGTCTTTACGACGCGCAGAAGTATTTGCTGGCTGGGCTGCATGCTCATGGCGTAAGAGCTTCGCTTGATAAGACGTTGCTGAACAGGGTTCTCCGCATGGAGTTTTCTGAGCAGCTTTCCAAGAAAGACCGACAGTCCTTCACTCGAAAGATTTCTCGCCAGTCCGAGAAGCGGATGGGCGGCGCCGGCCCAAAGCCGACCGACCAGAGGCGGACCGTCATGGAGGAGATGGAGGAGCTTTACGAGCGTCTCGAGCGCGAGAGTCGGGAGAAGTGAGATAAGGAGTCTCGAATATGGCTTTAGGCATTGAACAATTGGACGACTTCATTCATGCGTACTTGCAGAAGTACGTCATGGGCAAGTGGCAAGACATTTCCATGCCGCTGCAGGAGTATTACTTCGCCTCGCGGCTGTTCAACCGTGCGCAGATGGACACGATGTCTACTGCGTACTGCAAGTGGAAACTGGAAGTGGCGAACGCCGACAACTTCCAGATCGTCGGACTCTACCACAGGGATTCGTCCAATCGGATCAACGTGTTGACCGAAGGCTCGATGAAGTGGTCGATGACGACGACCAACTACCACTATGACATTGACGAGGAGGTCTTCGGCCAGGGCGCGCAGCAGATCGTGGACTACATTCGGCTGCGCGAGGACGGCATGATGAAGAACTTCTTCGCCGGCATGGAGGATTTGATGTTTGGCGAGGGACCGACCAGCTCGACGCAGAGCCCGTTCCCGCCGACAAGTTTGTTGTGGTGGATTCAGGCTCACGCCACCGAGGGGTTCAACGGCGGCGATCCGTCGGGTTTCACTTCTGGCGCCGGCGACATCGCCACGGCGACCTATCCGCAGTGGAAGAACAGGACGTTCGCTTACGCCCAGGTGACGCGGGATGACTTTGTGGAGAAAGTCATCAACTCGATGGACAAGTGCGAGTTCAAGCCGCCCATCCCTCGGCCGGATGTCGTTGAGCAGCAGCGGCCTAACTGGGAGTTGCTGACCACGCACAGCCGGATTGCGATCTGCAGGAAGCTTGCACAGCTCGGCAATGACAACATCGGCGACGATTTGGCGGCTCATTCGGGCACGATGTACATCCGCGGCGTTCCCTTGGTCTGGGTGCCGGCGTGGACCAACTCCAGCAGTGAGAACGCCAGGAGCGACGGCGTGATTCTGGGCGTCAACTGGAAGACGTTCAAGTGGTACTATCTGGCCGGCCGCGCTCAGCGGAAGCGAGCGCCGTTCCAACATCCCGAGATGTCGAACGTGCGTTTGCGCTGCATGGATGACAGCGGGCAGATTGTGTGCTTCAACCGTCGGGCGAACTTCCGGGGTTACAGCACGGCGACGGTGACAGAAACTGCATAGTTGCTTCTCAGCGACGGCTATTTCAGGTTGTCTTCTTTCTGAAAGGAGTTTGCTCATGCCCGCCTTAGGTTGGGACGAAACGGACGGCTATGGGTTGTCTGGCAGGTTGTGGAGGAAGTTTGCGCCTCCTTACGGCAATTCGTTTCCCCGAACGGCTTCCGGTCGTCCGGCGTTTGGGGTGTTTGATCACTTTCTGAACTACGGCAACACGTCGCTCTACGACGGTAAGATCATCTTGGCTGCAGCAGGGTGTTCGGCTGCTCAGATTGCGAGCGAGGCGAGTCATCCGGGTATCGTGCGGTTGACGATCGACGGCAACGCGGCCGACGATGAGGCGGTGCTTCAGTTGGGCGCCGGCCTCGACGCCGGACCTTTCCTTCTGGCGGCCAACCCGCTGGTTTTTGAGGCGTACATTCGCGTCAGCGCGGTGACGGAGGCCAAATGGTCGTGGTTCGTCGGTTTGGCGAGCGGCGGCAGCGCCGGTGCGGCGATCACCGATAAGATGTTCGCCGACACGACCGGTGCGGTTTACGCCACGCAGTCGTTCTGCGGCTTCCAGCATTTGGTGGCCGAGGGTTCCGCGCTCGACGCCATGTATCAGTTGAGCGGGGAGACCAAGGTGGACGGCGCCGTGAACACGGATTTGGACACGGTCCACACGGTGGTCGCTGCGGCTTGGGTGAAGGTTGGTTTTCGGTTCGATCCTCACCCGCTTCGTTGCTCGTGGTATATCAACGGCGTGGAGAAGTGCCACATCGGCGCGACGCCCGTGGCGGCTGCGGCGTTTCCGGATACGGCGTACATGCAGCCGACGATCGGCATCAAGGACATCGCCGGCGACGCCGAGTTGACGATCGACATGGACTGGTGGGCCTGCGCCCAGGAGATGGCCGCCTAGTCGCGTTGTTGTCTACTCCAGCTCCTGATGCGGTTCGCTTCTTGCCCCCCCCGTGCAGGAAGCGGCCGCATCAGGCATTTACTTGTTTGCGGCGAATCATGAACGTTAATGAGATGATTGTGGTTCAGCTTGTCGGCTCCCTAGGCGCTACAGGGGTGCTTGCTTGGTACTGCTGGTATGTGACCAGCACGACGCTTCCGCGGCTTGTTGACGCCTTTCGCGAGGAGTTGACTTCGATTCGGCAGGAGAGCGCTGCGGAGCGTGATCGCCGCTGGAAGCAGATTGAGCACATGACTGAGGAAAGTGCTGCGGAGCGTGATCGCCGTTGGCAGCAGATTGAGCGCATCGCTGATGTGATAAAGAGCGTATCGGACAAGTGTCAGGAGCATTGGACGGCCAGCGGAGGCGATTGTGACGGGAATCAAGCATGAATGGAGCGTCGTAAAGATCGCCGACAAGGTCGCGACGACGCTTGATTTGAGCGTGAGTGATTCCAGCCCGACGCAGCTCGTCGTGGAGCGGAACGAGAACTCGATCGACGTTGCGTTGGAGCGAGGCGAGGTTTACGCTGGGGTGGAGATTGTCGGTGTGAGCGTAGATTGAGGCGAGCATGAGCACGAGAACCATCCGCGTCAATTTCAAGTACAACGACGTACTGACGGATCCAACTTCAGTTGTTCTGTCGAACGCTGCAGCGACATACGGCGTCAAGCGGGATGACACCGGCGCGACGGTTGTCGCGGCCGGAACGGCTATGACCAAGGTGGCGGCTGGGCAGTATGAACATACGTTCACGGAGCCCGTTGCGGGTCTGGAGTACACGGCGTGGACCAAGATCATTCACGACGCGAAGACCTACTACTCAGAGATCGACATTGAGTCGATCGGCGTCGTCTCCACCAGCATGGCGGGGGCGTATTCCAGTCTGCTGGAGGTTGTAGGCCGCAAGCTCTTTGGGATTCGGACGGGATTCTCCGCCGCCCAACTGGACGACATCAACGATTGCATCCGCCAGGGGCTCCAGACCGTTTACTTGGCTCATCAATGGAGTTTCCTTCATCCGCTCTGGACGCTCGCGACAGTTGCGCCGTACGCGACGGGGACCGTGACTATCGCCTCCGGGGTTGTGACTTTGACGGACGGCGTTTTCCCGTCTTGGGCGGCCAAGGGAATACTGACGGTCGGCGAGACGACCTACGCGGTGTACAGTCGAGACACTGACGCGCAGGTCACCTTGGAAGACGCGTCGATAACTGTCGTTGATGATTCTACGTACAGTCTTGGTTGCCCGGAGTACGACCTGCCGGACGGCTTTGACGCCATCGAGGGGCGGCTTACTTACGAGCCTGAAGGATCGGACTTGTATCCTCCGGTGAAGATTGTTCACGAGGACGAGATTCGCCGCAGGCGGGCGGATGAGGAGTACGAAGATCGCCCGGTTCTGGCTGCTCTTGTGACTGTTCCTTTCGACGCCACGGTGGGGTCGAGAAGGCGGATGGTGTT